CGTCTGCTTCATAGTTCTGAGATACGATAGCCTCTGGATACTTTGTATCGAAACTATTTAAAGATTTCATGTCAGCCCCATCACCTAAGTCTATAACATAACTAGGATTAACATCGTAGATTAACTCACCAAGTAAATCAAACCTATCGTTAGGTATGGTTGGATCTGTGTGAGCACAACTGAATATCACTGCTGTTTTATTGGACATGTTCTATCACCTTTCTGGTTTGCTTATGTGTGTGATCTTGTTCTGAGTTACCCCATTCGTCAATAGCAAATGGACCTGTCTTATGTAGCCTGTCAACATCATCCATTGCATCTTTCATATTACGATAGAAGTATTCTTCTTCTTCTTCTTTTAAATTAGATACGCTTCTAGTTAAACATAAGTTCCATATGTTACCATCTTCATCATCATACGGACCTCGTATAACTTTTACTATCTCTACAACTGGAACAAATTTATTACTCATCTTTTATTTCCTTTAGCCATTCCTTAGGTATAGTTTTGTCTGCATACTTAAAACCATGTTTCTTACACCAATCACCATAAGAACTCTTAGCACCTTTGTAAAGTCTAGATCTACTATTACTAAAGACAAACCTAATGTCTAGATCTGGAAACTGTTTCTTTATTTCTTTGTGCTTGCGTCTATCGACTGATACAAATCTTCCTTTCGTTTCTATTATTATTCCATTCTCTAATACAAAGTCAGGGGTGTACGTTCTTATCTTTAGATCTACCCACTTAATTTTTTCTTTCTCATAGGTAAACTTTATCTTTAGTTTCTTAAGATACTTAGCCATGTCTTCTTCAAGACCAGACCTGTACCCTGCCTGTATACCCCTTAATCTATTCCTGCTGAAGGACATTACTATACTCCAAGTCTTCGTGTACCATAGGTTTCTTTACAACCTTAGTTAAAAAAACAGGACGATCAGAATAAATAAACTTACGCAATCCAGGATAGCACTCCTTCTTAAAATCACAGTACGAACAGGCACTGCTTAGTTTCTCATTACCATTAGGATTCTTTAGAGACTGAGGCACAGTTTCGTACCCTCTCTCTGGCGGCTGCTCCCAAGTTACCATATCCTTCAAGTGATTAACTTCTTCTTCTTTTGTTTTTAACTCATCAGTAAAGTCGTATACGTCTAAGCAGACGTGACCGTTAACTTTATCTATAACAAGAAATGCACCTTCAGTTTTGTTAGTTACCTTGGGATCATCCTTGGCTGCGTAAACATAAGAAGATAGTTGAGAGATATATCCAAATGGATCATCCTCTCGTAGGTTACCATCTTTAAATTTCTTAAACGAGTAAGGCGATGCTGACTTAACATCAACAGTCATACCATCAATCACTGCATCCCTATGTCCTTTGATACCATGTACGTTCAGTCTATCCTGCATACCTGTAACACTGTGTCCTGACACAGCAGCTATCGTTAAGACTAACTCCTCTATGATATCACCATAGAAAAACTTTAGTAGTGTTGAAGCTGATAGTGTCTCACCTTCATTAGTCTTGTTTATTTTGTACCATAGTTTTCTCTCACACTTAGTACCAAGAGAAGACAACGATAGGTATCCTCTTGGCTCTTGTGGTTTAGAAAACCTTTGCTCTGCCATATGAGATATGTTTGTAGCCATAGCATCACCAAGAGTATTATCCCAACCATTGTTACCAAAGATTGTCTGCTCGATGTCTTGTACTAATGTATCTATACTTTTCATATTACCCTCTTATTTGGTTGCCCCCACCCAACTAAGGGAAGGGGCATTCTCACACAACACAACAAAAAGGAATCACCTAAAAGGGAACAGCTTCCCCATCAACAGATTTCTTAGCTGCTGACTTCTTAGGCTTTGGTTTGGCTTCTTTTGAGGAGTAACTGGACAGATCATTGAACCCACCAGAAGATCCACCACCTTCTGATTCAAACTCAACATGATCAACAACCTGAACAGATTCAAGACGTGAGCCAATACGTCCAGAATTTCCAGCAGGATAGATTGCTACTCGAACAACACCTGTCGAGCCATTACCGATGTAACCATCTATATCGAAAGCCCAAGGTTTGCCCTTGATGTTTACAACCTTAGGTTCTCCACCCTGCCAGTCGAACTTACCTTTATGTGGACGAGCCAGAGTTACTTTAGTACCACCCTCTACCTCGTGCATAGCCTTAGCACAGCCAGACTCTTTTAGTTTAGCTGCATTCTCATCGTCCATGATGACAGTAACTTTGTACTCACCATCTTTCTCTTCGTTCCAAGCGGCACGATCTCGATTGTGTTCGAAGACCTTAGCCCACTCCAATGTACCGAAGACTTCTACGATTTGTGTTTTAGATTCTTTTGCCATTTTACCCTCTTATGTTTATGACGTTACTTAACTGATTCGGCTTGTAACATAATACTTAGTGTGTGTCAAGCCAGTTTCTTCCAATGTCGTAAGATCCTGGAGTAGGTATCTTAAAGCCTAACTCCTGCCCTACTTCAAGCATACAATCTGCTTGTATCTTTCCTAACTCTTTTGCTTCTTCCTCTGTTCCTATCACCTCTGTTTGATACTCATCATGTATAAACCCTACTAACTTAAAGTTTATATTTAGTTTCCTTGCCTCAGAAGTCCACCTTAAAAGTGTGTGCTTCATGAGAATACTTTCGGCTGACTGTAGCATACCTGCTAGAGCCTTGTGTGTGGATGGAACTTTAACCTTGCGTCCATCATACCCAGTGAAGTAACCTTGTTCTCCAACGGTAGGTATTAGTTTGTTCTTTAGTTGTGCTAGACCATCAATAGATCTAACAAAGTTTTCTCTAGCTTCATTAGCTTGACGTTGATTGACCTTGAGTATCTGTGCAGTCTTAGCAACACCTGCCCCTAGTAGCCAAGCGTATATAAAAGTCTTAGCCATATCTCTGGTAGCATGGTTGATACCTAAAGCACGTTTGTTAATGTTATGTATGTCTGTCTCTTCTTCTCTGTTACCATCCATGATAGCTCTAGCATACTGATCAGCATCGAAGTATCTCCAAAGGTAGTCAGCTAGTACCCTCAACTGGATTCCGTCAGCATCAGTACCCACTAGAAAAGATCCACTAGGTACAGTCCAACAGGCTCTGAGATGAGAGTCATATTGCTTCTTCACTTCCTCTACTGCTGACCTTGCATCACCATGAAAAGCAGATGGTATGTTAGCTGTATTAGGTGCTTTGTGAGCACACCTACCAGTCCATGCACCAATGTTGTTTATTGTACCATGAACACGTCCATCCTCTCCCACCTGCCCTAGCCACTCCACCAGTGAGGATCTCCTACCTTCAAGGGTCAACCACTTAGCTAGAGCTTTAGCACCATCAGGAGCGTCCTCAGGTAGTGTGCTAAGATTATCCTCTGAAACAGTCCATCCATAGTGTTCAAGATGTTTCTTCTTTTCATCATAGAAATCTTTAGTCATTGAGGATATAGATGTACCATATGGATCACCAACTGATAGCCTATCGAACTTGATATGTGTCTTAGTTTTATCTACTGGTTTCCACCTTGCACCCCATAGAGCATCAATTCTATCCTTAGGTGAAGCAGGTTTAAAATCTATCCAGTTGTAGCATAGTAGATCGTCACCCTGTCTATCTACTAGAGCATACTTCTCTCTAGCATTGTGTACAGAAGCCATCTCTTCACCATCTTTCTTGAGTCTATACTTGATAGTGTTAACAGGTGTAAGCTTAGGTGGGAAGTCTACTTGGAATTGTTCTTCAAGTATAGCCATCTGTTTTTGTATAGCATTGAGTAAGAACTCAGCCTTGTTAGAATCAAATGCAAAACCATTATACTTTGTACGTACTAACTCTACTTGTAGATCATGTTCTGCTCGAAGAGATTTCTTCCAGTCAGAATCGTAGATGTATCTAGCAAAGCGATCATGTAAAGCTTCAGTTGTATCTAGATCTCCTAGCCAGTACTCAACCATTCTATCTGAGAACTCTTCGAAGTTATGGAAGTCACCCTTGTAAACACCAAGGCGAATACCCCAAGCCTGTAGACTGTGTGGACTCTTAGCACCCTTAGGTATATCGATGTCGTAGTTTACTAGTCTCGATACAAGTAGAGTATCTATAATCTTTGAAGGATCTATAGTCTTTGGTGCTAACAACCTGTTTAATTCTGGTGCATCAAACTGTATAAAGTTATGTCCAACAATATAGTCAAGAGATTTGTACCACTCGATAGCAGCAGCCTTAGCCACTGGATCTTCATGACACTTCTCGAACTGATAGACCTCACCTGTCTGTAGATCTTTACCACCACAGAGCCACAGCTTGTCACTACCCACCAGAGTATTTGTTTCTATGTCACTGACTGCTATCTTCATACTCTGTATGAAACCTCTTCTAGTACTGTTGTTTCTGGGTCATAGTAGACTGATCCTGCATTACCTAACTTAGCGAAAGGTCTGTTCTTATCAACAATAAAGTAAGTTGTATTTCTTTCTGTCTCTTCTTCAGCTTCTGTATCACGACTCAGTTTGACACACACGATAGCTTCTTCTTCGAGGGAAGCAGCATACTTAGTACGCCCATCGTCATTGACCTGAGAGATAAAGATAACACCAATGTTTAGTTCCTTAGCAAGCTGTGCCATTCGAGCACCAAGAGTTGTTAGTGTACTGGTAGCACCCTCAACCCCTGCGTTAGACAGGTAGGCTAGTCTCTGTACGTGATCTATAAAGATGTAGCTTGCACCATAAACTGTAGAGGCAAGCCTCACATAGTCTAGTAGTTTCATTGGATCATCGTGTGCTTGCATCTCAAAGATAATTGTTTTGTCATCTTGTGCTGCTGTCTTTGCAGCATCAATCACCTCGTCTTCAGTAACGCTATTCTCTGAAGCATCTTCTTTTGTTCTGACATTACAACCTAGCTGATAGGTAGCCATTGCTCGATACGTTGTAGACTTCATCTCTTCCATGTGAAGTAGAGCAATCTTAGCGTCTGACTTCAAGAGTCCAACCTCAAAGTATCGAATCAGTTCTGTCTTACCCTGACCTCGAAGAGCCTTGATAAAAGTAAGACCACCCTTGACTAGACCTCTGATCTTATCGTCTAGTCCAGTGTGACCAGTAGGTACATACTCGTATGGATTCTCAGTCTTGATTGCTTTCTCTACCTCGATATCACCAACAAAGAAATTCTCTGGTGCAAATCTTTGAGGCTTAACAGCAGCCCACTTGAGATCCTCTTGGTCACCTGCCTCTAGGAAAGCATTAGCATCCTTGTGTTTTGTTAGAGGTACATAGTAAAACTTCTCAGGAAATAATTCGTATAACCTAGTAGCTGCACCCTTACCTGCTTCATCCTGTTCACCTGCGTATACAATCTCTTGGAAAGAGTTGAGGTACTCAAAGTTTTTCTTGATGAACTTATCTGATAGTGACGCAGAAGGTATTGATTTAACAGGAAAACTTTTACCTAGTGCCTGATAGAGAGAAGCTGCATCGAACTCACCCTCAGTTAGATAGATCCTCTTGCTAGATCCTGCATTAAAATCTGGGCCAAATAGATCCTGCAATGCACCCTTATCCTCAGTCCAAAACTTCTTCTCTTCGAAGCCCCTGTACTTTATGTTAGATGGATACTTGAAAGCATACCTAACAGGATCTCCTTCAGCGTCTATCTGTAGTTGTATATTATATAGCTTTGATACGTCCTGATCTAACCCTCTGATATTCATGTGAGTAGCTGAAGCTATCTGTCTTGTATGCACTGGTGGTTTCATTGCATTCACTGGATAAGTTTCTTCTGCCCAATCAGCTAAGTCGTTTCTGAAGTTAGGTCTAGGATACTTACCAACCTTTCCTGTTTTAGTTTCACACACATGACAGAACCCTGACTTGGTTGCTGTGTTGTAGTAGAAACCATCTGAACTTCCACACTCTTTGTATGGGCAAGCTACTCTTTCTATATCAAACTTTTTGTTTTCTGCT